ATAAAGAGTTTCTGTACGTGGAACTAAACTAATTATTCCATCAAACCTACAGTTTATAGCTGATAGAATATTAGAGTCTACACTAAGACCAGGAACTGCCGACAATGACATAAACGCAGTAAGAAATATGGGAATGCTTCCTGAAGGTTATGTCGTCAACCATTACTTACTAGACACTGATGCATTTTTCATTAAGACTGATGCACCAAGAGGTTTCTTACATTTCGAAAGAATGCCTATGTCTACTAAGATGGAAGGTGACTTTGACACAGGAAATATGAGATTTAAAGCAAGAGAAAGATATTCTTTTGGTTTCTCAGACCCAAGATGTGTTTTTGGCTCACAAGGAGCTTAATCTAGGATTTAACTTGCCCTATGGACTGACCTAGCAGACGCTTATACGACCATAGGGCAAAAAACTTTATAAGAGGTAAATTATGGCAACAACAACTTTTAACGGTCCAGTTAGATCCGAAAACGGATTTCAGACTGTTTCAAAAAACGCAACTACTGGTGCAATTACAGTAACTAGTGGAGATAAAATGGCAGTAGAAGCTACTGGTGGTGCAGGTATCGAAGGCACAGCAGAAGTTTATGTAACTCAAGTAAACAGACTAAAAAGTGATGTAGATACAAATGTTAATATTGTTAAAACTACAATTATGATTGATTTAACTGGTCTTAAAGATGGTGGAACTGCTGGTGACATTATCGGAAAAGATGGATCTGGTGTAGCTTTTATTGGTCAAGTAACAACTGCTAACCAAGGAACTGTTTTTGGAGTAACAATGACTTGTGTTGAAACACCTGCTGGTGGTAGTACAGACATTGATTTGTTTTCAGCAACTGAAGGCACTGGTGTTAATGACACAGCTATCGGTGATTTAACAGAAACTCAAATTATCAATGCTGGTGCAGCATCAGCTGGAACTGTAGTTGCTGGTGGCGACATAGCAGCAGATCAGTTTTTGTATTTAGTTAGTCAGGGCACAGGTGATGCAACTTATACAGCTGGGCGTTTCTTAATAGAAATTACTGGCTTTGATGCAGCTAGTTAATAGGAGAGCATAATGGCCGATACAAATACTAATACCACTATTATAGATGGTGATAAAAAAGTTGTTCAGTCATTTGTTCATACTTATGTGGATACTGGTGAGGGCACTGCCGTCAAAAAAATTGATGTTAGTGCTCTTGCTACAAACACAAGAGGTCAAGCTTGTACAAATGTGAGAATAACAAAAATAAAATTTTCAACTGTTGGTTGCTCTGTTAAAATATTAGGAAATGCAACTACCGATGTTTTACTAGTTCAACTTCCCACAGACTATCAAGGAGAATTTGATTTTACTAGTTTTGGTGGTATACCTAATACTGCTACAGGAACTGCTGGAGCAGATGGAGATATTTACTTTCAGACTCACGGTGAAGGAGCAAACGATACATATACTGTTATAATTGAAGCAATTAAGGAGTACTAATGACTACGTCAGGAAGTTCAGATTTTAATCTGGATATAGCAGAAGTTGCAGAAGAAGCTTTTGAAAGATGTGGTTTAGAGTTACGAACAGGTTATGACGCTAGAACTGCTAGAAGATCTTTAAATCTTTTATTTGCAGAATGGGCAAACAGAGGTTTAAACCTTTGGACTGTTGAAAAAATAACTCAAACGGTTGCAAGATTATCAGCATCTTCTTCTGTAGATACCTATCCTATTGGAACAATAACAATGACTGTAGCAGCTTCTGCAAACTTTACTGTAGGAGAAACAATAACAGGTGGCACAAGTAATGCTACTGCTAGTGTAATTACAAAACCGACTGCTACTACAATGACTATTACTGTTCCTGTAGGAACATTTTCTGCAAGTGAAACTTTAACTGGTTCTAGTAGCAGTGCTACCACTACACTTTCTTCTGCAATATCTTTAGAAACTATTCAATCTACCGTTGATGTATTAGAGGTATCTGTTCGAAGAAGCGGCTCTGATACTATTTTAACTAGATTAAGTAGAGGAGATTATTTAGCTATTGCTAATAAAGATACACAAGGCAGACCAACGCAATACTTTGTGGATAGACAAATAACTCCTACAATAACTTTTTGGCCTATGCCTGAAAATTCTACAGATCAAATAATATATTACAGGGTGAGAAGAATAGAAGATGCAGACACTTCTGTTAATACTGGTGATATACCTTTTAGATTTTTACCTTGTATGGTAGCAGGACTTGCTTACTACTTAGCTGTTAAAAGAGCGCCTAATAGAATAGGTGTGTTAAAAGATATTTACGAAGAAGAGTTTCAAAGAGCCGCCTCCGAAGACGGAGAAAGAACAAGTCTTAGATTGGTTCCTTCTTATTCATCATTGAGAGTGACATAATGGGAAGATACGCCTCAGGAAAATATGCTTTAGGTATCTCTGATAGATCTGGTAGAGCTTATAAACTAAGAGATATGATACAAGAGTGGAATGGTTTGTTAGTAGGTAAAGATGAATACGAGCCTAAACAGCCACAAATACAACCAAGAAAAATAAAACCAGATCCCGAAGCTTTAAGAATTAGTAGAGCAGATAGAGTAGAGCCTATATCTCAAGTTATTTTAAATCCTAATTCATTTACTTCTGGAGATGCAGGCAGTACAACAATTACAGTTTTAGAGCCTGGACATAATAGAACAACAGGAGATATTGTTCGTTTTAGAGAGTGTCAAGGTTTTGATGGATTTACAAAATCTATGTTAGAAACAAGCACAGGTTTTACAATTACCGTTATTGCACCAACAGGTACTTTAGTAACTTCTGACTCTTACACTTTTACTGCTACAGGTGGCGAAACTGCTACTACTGGAAACACAAAAGGTGGAGGAGATAACGCTACCGCAGGTCCTGTTGACGATCCTCATTTAACAAGTTATCCTATAGATTAATACTATGGCATATACATTTACAACATTAAAAACAGCAATACAAGATTACACACAAAATACAGAAACTACTTTTGTTAATCAGTTGCCAAGATTTATATTAAACGCAGAAGAGAGAATATTAAAAGAGTGCGAGCTATCTGTATTTAGAAAATATGTTTTAGGTTCTGCTAGTTCCTCTAATAAGTTTTTAGTAAAACCCACAGATTTTTTATCACCTTTTTCATTGAGTGTAATTAATAGTGATAACAATGAATTTTTATTATACAAACACGTAACGTTTGTTCAAGACTATACTCCTAATCCTGCTACTACAGGAGTACCTTTATACTATGCAGATTGGGATGAGGACACTTTTATATTAGCACCAACACCAAACGCAAGTTTTCAAATGGAATTACATTATTTTTATAGACCAACGTCAATAACTGCCACCACCGATGGTACTTCTTGGTTAGGCACAAATGCAGAATTAGCTTTGTTATATGCTTCTTTAGTAGAGGCATATACATTTATGAAGGGTGAAGCAGATCTGTTGCAATTATACAACGCAAGATATCTAGAGTCACTGAAATGGTTAAAGAATTTAGGAGAAGGTAAGAACACTAGAGATGCTTACAGATACGATAATCTTAGAAGAGATACTGCGTAATGGTAGCAAACAAAAGCTCTAGCGAATTAGGACCAGTTAATGTTGTTACTACTTCTAATCGTGGGCATAGTGCCGAAGAAATGGCAGACATGGCTTTGAATAAAATAATGATGGTGAGTGAAAACGCTCCTCCTGTCATACGAGATCAAGCCATAGCATTCAGAAAGAAGTTGAAAGAGATACTGATTTTTTATATGAATAGAATGGCGCAAAGTGAAAGAACAACAATTTGGGCATTAATGAAAAAACAAGGTCACGAAGACGTGGCAGAAATAATTAGGAGGCTATAATGGCAATAAATCAAGCAATGTGTGGAAGTTTTAAAAAAGAAATATTAGCAGGTATTCATAGATGGACAACATCTTCTCGTGGAGATAGTTCCTCTATTTCAGCAGACAATTTTTATGTAGCTATGTTTACTGCGAGTAGAACAGATGCTAATGAAGATTTAACAGGTTATACGACCAGTAACGAGGTTAGTGGAACTAATTACACCGCAGGTGGTCAAATTTTATCAAGTGTAACTATTGGATTATCGGATAATTCATCTTCAGTTCCTACTGCTTTTTTAGATTTTGCAGACACTACTTTTTCATCATCTACAATTAGTAATGCTAGATGTGCAGTTAT